TGTTTTAGTCCCTACATTGATGTGCAAGTTCGTGCTAGATTGGCAGGGTTGCGGGCAGATTTGATCACATGGCAAGGTCATAAACGTCAAGGTCATTACATGATGACGCTGGATTGGAGTTGGGAAAATGCTGTTATGGCCGATCTCAACTTCAGTGAAACTCCCGAGCATAAATGTGCTCACATGTTTCGCATGGATGAAGGCAACTATTACCTTTATCCCAACAACAGAATTATTTGGCATGACAATGCCTGGGTGAAAAATCCCATTACACAAAATCCCGGCTATTTGATAGACATGAACATCTACAGTGTGGAAAATGCTGTGAAGTTTTTCACAGATGATCAATATGTCACAGCCGTAGTTCCTGGAGACAACACACAATGATGTTATGGGAAATACTAGATTGTCACATAGCTGATCTAGAAGAAAAATGGACCAAAAAGTATAAGAAGAGTATCAACTGTAGTAACCCCCGAGGGTTCAGCCAGCGTGCCCACTGTGCTGCTAGACGCAAGCGACAAAAGGGAGGTCAAACCACCAGCAAGAGCGTGAGCGAGACTGGCAGTCCTAATCAATCACAAGTTACAGAAATAGAAATCACGCCCGAACAACAGTTCGGGCAAGATCATATTTTGCAGAGATTGCAGTTAGCCACTCAACAAAAAAACTTGATTGATGGGTTTGAGATTTACCTTTATGATGAAAATCACACACGACTGATTGCAGCTTGGGACGACAAAAACAAGCAACTGGCTGCTGCTGTGGTATTCCAACATATGCCCAAGTTGAGATCACGGTTGTATGTAGCTAAAAATACAGAAGTTTTTCCACAGTATCAAGGACAAAGACTATCAGGTAAACTTTACAAATATTGTTGTGAAGTTTTAGACATGACTATTCAAAGCGACATGTGGCAAAGTGCCAGTGCAAAATCACTGTGGACCAAAACTTTGCCAGCCTTGGGGTTACATCCACAAATACTAGATACAACCACAAATAGAACTTTTTCTCCTGACAAAATTGATCCTTACAAAAACAACAATCACCGCTATTGTTGGATATTGGAAGCACATGATAACTACCCCAACCATATATCAGAACAAAGTTTGATTCAACCATATAGAGGAATATATGCAAGTGCCAGTCAACTGTTGGGGATTACACCCAGCAGGGGACCAGAAAGCCGCATGGATGCTCTAGTGGAAACCCTGCTCACACAATTGACCTTACAAGGTCTAACTGAAGCCCAAGCTGTTGCTCACATTAATGGGAGGCTGGATGAGGACTTGCGCAAGTGGTTTCAACAAAAATGGGTGAGATTTGGTCCCGATGGAAAAATACGTGGAGCCTGTGCCCGAGGCAAAGACAGCGAGGGCAAGCCCAAGTGTCTGCCACAGTCAAAAGCGCATGCCTTGGGTAAAAAAGGTCGAGCAACAGCAGCGCGGCGCAAGCGTAGAGAAGATCCCAATCCTGAACGTGAAGGCAAGGCCCGGAATGTTGCCACCCGAGAGAGTATTGCAGAAGTAGCCAATGTAAGAATCAGTCTAGATCCCAAGGATTTGGGCGCATATGTGTATGATGAAGACCCTCCTGAACCCACCACACTGATTCCTCTAGGTGAAATTACATATGTCTTGGAGCCTGATCAATTGCATGCTACAAAACCTGGCGCCAAGGCAAGAATATTAAGAATGGTCAAGGCTCTTGAAAAGGGCAAACAACTACCACCTATTCTGGTTAGAAAATATCAAGGCAGCTATCAAATCCTAGATGGGCATCATAGATTCAAAGCCTATCGTATGGTAAATGCCAAGGAAATACCAGCTCGTATTGTTGCTCCAGAGAATATCACTGGAGATATAGCCGAACAATCACAAGATACCTGTCCTCATTGTGGAGGACCTGTTTATGATCGTATGCTAGCAGAAAAACAAGACGCCTGTTATTACAAAGTCAAGAGTCGATACAAAGTTTGGCCCAGTGCCTATGCCAGCGGAGCATTGGTGCAGTGTAGGAAACGGGGGGCCAAAAACTGGGGCAAGAGCAAGACAAATGAAGCTGCCCCATGGCTCGGGCAGGGAGATGAGCCGCTGCCCACCAAACTCTATCATGTCACACGCACACGAAACCGTTTGAGCATTCGCCAGAGAGGACTTGTTCCCAAAACCAAAGAGCACAAGAGAGTGTTCCGCAAGCCAGGTGTATTTGGCTTTGAAACATTTGAACAAGCTGAAGACTGGGCTTACTATTGGAGTCAAGATGATCGTGAGAGCATGGATATTTGGGAAATAGACGTTGAAGATACAAGTGATCTCACTCCAGACTCAGCATGGGATATTCAGCAAGATTACGATGCATGGGTAATCTACAAGCCAATTCCTGCAGCCAATGTGAGGCTGAAATTTACGCAACGCTGGCCAGAACCTCGGGGAAAGCCTTTTACAACGGTGAAAAAAATCCGCAACCTTGAAGAAGATCCTAATGAAACTGAATGACCTACTGAACAAGCCTACCAGTAGCGTAGCTGAGCTGGCTAAAAAATACAAAGTGTCGCCAGCTGTTGTGGACCAGCAGCTAGCACAAGGCATTAAAGTAGAAATGGAGCACACTAAGTTGCGCAGTGTGGCACGAGAAATAGCCTTGGACCATTTGGGTGAGGACCTCCATTACTATGAGAAGTTGAGCAAGATTGAAAAAATCAAAGTTCAAGAACATCAACTAGTTGAACTGTTTGACTTGAACAAGCCACCACAAGGAGTACAAGGTCCCAATCTAAGATTTTCGCAGGGAAGGGTAGCATATTACGGTTTTGCAGTTGACGATAAAAAATATTTTGTTGAGTTTCATAACTTTCCTGAGCAAGATGTAGAGATAGTTTTTGGTGATGAGCATGGTAACGTTGGATTGACGCACACAGGAAATGCCACCAAAGTTTTTTGGTCAGTTGCACAATGTCTAGTTGATTATTTGGAAAGGCATCCCAGTGTGCAAAAGATCTACTTCACATCGCATTCTGATGAGCCCAGTCGATTGAGACTGTACCACTCACTGAGTAACCGGTTGGCTCAACAGTTGGGATGGCATGCCAGCAGCAAAAAGGGTCGGAAAGATGTTGAATATTACGTTACCAAAGATCTATTGCGCTCACTTGATGAAAACTCACTCCTAGTAGAGCTGTTTGACTTGAGCAACGTGCCCGAAGGTGTGAGGCCTCCTGTATATGATTCTCAAGAAGGGGGTAATGACTACTATGTGTTTCGGGTTGATCAGAAAAGGTATACGTGTGTATTCGCTGACCTTGGAGATCAAACTTACGATTTCAAATTCCGAGACCCAGAGAAAAGAACAAGTATAACAGGTGCAGGAGATGCTGCCAAAGTATTTTGGGGTGTAGCTAAAACTATTGACATGTTTGTGAAATCACACAAGGTCAACATGCTCAAGTTCGGCGCTAGCGAGCCTAGCAGGCAAAAGCTTTACACTGTACTTAGTAAAAGGCTGGCAGAAACACTGGGTTGGAAAAGAGAAATAGTTAAACATCCTAGTGACCCTGCTACATACTTTAGGCTCCGCAACCCCAACTATCAATCTTAAATACAAACGTATTAATACCGGGTGGTTGGCATGAAGCTGCAAGATCTACTACAAGAAAACACCAGTTTCAATAACTGGACACGTTTTACTGACGCCAGTCTTGAAGCTGACTTTCAGGAATACAAACAAAAAGAACAGCGTAAATGGAAACAACGAGCTGAGTTGATACAAGCCCGCTGGCCCTTGTTTCAAGACATACAAGAGTTTCGACAAGCCTTGAGCTCAGCCCCTGTTGTAGATGTTGACAGCTTGAGATCAGTGCAAAACCTCACTAAAAATCGCAGTATTGCGGACATCAAAGACATGGTCAGCAGCTATGCATGGCCTCGAGATGTAGCTAGAATACAACAGGGTTACCAAGAAAACCACAAAATGCCTCTGCCCATTATTATAAAAGGGCAACAGGGCATGTGGATCATGGCAGGCAACACACGTCAAAGTGTGGCTAGAGTCCTGGGAATCACACCTCGCGCACTGTTAGTGGATGTAAGTGACAGGCCCTAGCTGGCAATAAATATCTCAGGACTTTTATAAATGAGACTGAAATGAAGTTGTGGGATTTTCTACAAGAAGTAAAAATAGACAACAAGCAGGGTATTGGGGAAGTTCCTGACAACAACAATGTTGATTATCTAGGATTGCGAGTGCTCATGCGCCCCAGTGTGTTTTTGGGACTTGCATCAACATTGTACCGAGAACAAGCTTCAAGCGTGGACTATATCAAACAACAGTTGGCCCAAGGACGGGGCATAGCCAGCCCTTGGTTGGTAATTGATATTCCTCAAGCTTGGGGGCAAAACAACCTTGATGCGCCAGCCCGAGTCGTCAGTCATGAAGGCCGCAACAGAATGTATGCAGTGCTGGAAACAGAGGGTGACGAGCCCATTGAGACCCATTTGTTTTTCTCAGGTGGGTTGCGCAACAGGCACATCAAGCCCAACTGGATTGAGAACATGAATAAGAGTTTGGTGCCACAACGCAGCAATCAGAGAGTTCCTGGGCCATTTTTCCAAACTTTGAATCAGCAGCCCAATACCTTATCTGAAGAAACCGCTGAGCAAAGAGCCACATATAGAGCTAGCTGGCGAGGTAGATTGGGTGAATATGATCCCAACTTCTTTGACGTGGAAGAAGACTCATTGGAAGATGAAAAAGGTCAAGTGATCGCAGTCAAAGACGTTCTACGTCCCAAGAGAAATTTGAATTCAAAATTGAGCTTTGAACCCAATCCTCAACTTGTGTATAGAGGCATGAGCAATGCTGAATTTGAAAACATCAAAAAAACAGGGGTAATCAAAAGCAAAGGTGATTACAATTTACAAGGACAAGAGGGCCTAACCTACTTTACCACTCGTCCCGAAACAGCTGACAGCTATGCTCACAGTTTTGCACCTTGGAGTCAAAAAGCCAACTGGGACAAACCAGCTTGGGTGATTGCTGTGCCCAAACCAGACCCATCCCAAATTGTTCATGTACCAGGCACTGGCTCTCACGAAGTTGGAGTAAAAGGTGTTATAAATGCTGATCAAATAAAAGAGATATACCGCGGAAAAGTTGTGGAGTACGATCCTGGTGTCCCCAACCAAGTAGCCCCCTCTGCATGGTTGCATTGGGAAAAAGTTCCTGTTAAAATAGTTGTTACAGAACGCAACGGTGCACCTGGCACCCTAAAAGCAAAAATAAGTAAACGATATGGTGGCAGTGTTACTTGTGCAAAAGCCAAAAAGTTAAAATCCCGTAAAACATCTACAGCCCTAGACAAACGACAAGCCAACTGGTTTCTCAACATGCAGGACTGCAATGAAAGCCAGGGGGTCCAACCTATAACTGAACTTGTGTCACTGCCTAAAACACCTGTTGAATGGAAACAACAACAGTTTAACTTTGGTAGGAGATATCTAACAGCCTTTGAGCTTGATAATCATCTTGTTGAAATACGTATGGATCAAGATCGCAGTCATTATGCTTTACAAAACGCCATGTTACTTGACCCTATACAAATAAATCCCCAAGCTCACGGCTACACTATTTTGTTTATGGTTGATGATGAAATAATAAAAACTGGACTACTTGGTCAAAAAAGTTCCACGCTGTTGGCACAAACTTTTGGTAGAATACTGCAATGGTTGAAAACGCACAAATGGGATTATATAATATTCACTGGAGCCCGAGGCAGCAGAAACAAACTATACGGCATGATTAGTCGACAGCTTGCTAGAGAGTTTGGAGCAAAACTGCATTTTGATTTTGACACCAGTGACTTTGTGGTTTACAAACCATCAACATTTGCACAAAAACTTGTGCGCGAAGCACTAACTTGGCAGTTACCCAGCAACAACTGGACTGTTCAATCAAAGTATGATCGCGATATCACATATAAGTTTGCTGTGGACGGTGAAAAATATTTCATGGAAATCGTGAACATTCCCGAACCCAACAACCGTGGCATTTATGACATTGAGTTTTTCCATGAAGAACATGGCATGGATATAACAGGATTAGGTGTCAGTCATGCAATGAAAGTTTTCAGTGCTGTCAAACAGCTGGCCCGTGACGCTCAAGGACGTTTAACTGACTTGCCGATCAATGCTTGGTTTTTCAGTGGTCGTGGAGCAAGCCGACAAAAACTTTATTTACGGTTGGCACAGCAACTAGCTGAAGAAATGGGTTGGAAGCTTACTACTACTCGGGCACTCATGCCCTTGCAGGGTGACAGCAACATGCAGGGCTATTTGATATACAGTCCCAAAATTGAAAATCGCATATTGAATCCCAAACTTAGGGACATACAAGAAGCCGAATCCGCAGGATCAGCACTGACAATATTTGATATTGATAGCACGCTTATGAAAACGTCTGCCGCTGTATATGTAGTCAACACTCAAGGTAAACGAGCCAAACTCACAGCTCAAGATTTCAATAGTTATCAACTGAAACCCGGAGAATATTTTGATTTTCAGGAGTTTGAAGACAGCGATTTGTTTCACGACACAAGTGAACCCATAGCACAAATATGGCGCACTGCACAAAACACCTTGGCCAATACCGGGCGCCGACCAGGAAGTCGAGTTGTAATAATCACCGCACGTGGACCATTCAACAACACAGAAAAGTTTTTGAAGACATTTGAAAAACACGGTTTGGACATGACCAAAGTGCGGGTGTTTACTGTGGGTGGTGCTAGAAACAAAAAACCACTTATCCGGCAGTTATTGCAACAACACAACTATACGGAAACACGTATCTTTGATGATCATCTAGGAAATCTGCGAGACTTTTTAAGTCTGCACCCGGAGTTTCCCCAGGTAACTTTTAAAGCTTTTGCAGTGGGCGCAGCAGGTAATGTTGGTCAACCTGTTGTCATACAAGGAACAACCGATGAGTAACTTGACAGTGTTAGGTGCCAACAGCCTATATGTGCGTGAACAAGGCGCCATGGCTTACAGCGATGATGGCGTTTTATACACCTCGACAACATACAGCTCTGATCCCGATCTTTATCACAGTTTAACTGGCGCTGTGAGTCGAGGCGGATTGATAATAGCAATAACCACTCGTGGAGATATTGCCGTGGGCACCAGTTTGCAAGACATGGGTCAAGGACCCAGCATTGGTGGCAATCAAGGATGGTTTCGTCCCACAAGCATCGCAACAGACAGCACAGACGTTTTGATTGCCGGTATGTATAAAAGCAACAGTCTTGTGGAAACTGGTACCATCTACACAAATCAAGAAAACGACAGTTTGTTATATGCAGACTCGGGAAATATTTTAATAACCGACACCGTAAGTCCCGCGGACATTGTGGCATTCACAGGCACACAAGCTGTTATCTATTACCCTTTGTATCAGTTTGCCAGCAACAGCATTGTTTACAACATACAACATTATGTCAACGCCCCAGTGAACACAGGCAGTGAAAATGTTTGGGTAGCAACAGGTAGAATCAACAACACAGGTGCTATTTGGTATAGCAACAACCAAACCACATGGAACACTGTGACTTTACCGTCACAATTTGCCCAACGCACAGTCTATACCAGCGCCATACGAGAAAACACTTGGTATTTTGGTGCCTGGGGCATCATACTCACAGCCAACAAGCTGGTTGGCCCTACTTGGGAAGCAAGTCAAGAACTTGTGGTTGCTCAAGCACAGCCTGATATACGATGGATCTCAGTGAATCCCGACAACAACATGTTGGCTGTAAGTTCCGGAGCAATTTTCTACAGTGCTGATGGAACCAGTTGGGCAGGCTATCAAAAATCAGGGTATAGCTTTCAGGGTGCAGCGTGGTTTCAAAATGCCTGGCGTGTGGGATCTAGCAGCTTGCTGGCCAGCCAGGTCTTTTCGTCAAGTAATGGCCAAGACTGGTCCGGCTCTAGTGTGGCTGTTAGTGCTAGAGATATTGTTGTGTTGCCTTGACAAATACAGCGTCATAGCACAAAGTTAGCACACACAAAGGAGATACAACATGTCACTGGGCGTAATGGACCCTGCAGATAAAGCACGGCTGACCAATCTTGTTAATGAAGGCGTGCAAGTAATGAGCGACGTTCAAGCACTTAAAGAAAGTTTGAAGGAAACTGTTGACACTGTCAGTGAAGAAATGGACATCAAAAAGAGTGTGCTGAATAAAGCCATTCGCATTGCTTGGAAAAACACACAAAATCGCAATGCCCTGGAAGACACACGTGAAGAACTTGATGAAGTTGAACAGGTTCTCATGAACGCTGGCCTTAAACTATAATCTAGAATCACAACGAGGTAGAGTATGACTTATATTGATGGATATGTTGATAGAGAAAAGAACATTGTCCACATCGTGGAACGCACAGCTCAAGGCGTGAGAAACTTTGTAACATATCCCACTCAATATGCTGTGTATTGGCCTCAGCCTCAAGGCAAATACACAAGTATTTTTGGTGATCGACTGGCAAAGTTCCAAACATCAAGACATCAAGAGTTTCAACGTGAACTGCGCATGCTCAGTCGCGAGACTCTCTTGGAGAGTGATATTGATCCCATATTTAGGTGTCTGTATCAAAACTATCGTCAAAGCCCCACTCCCCAGTTACATGTGGGGTTCTTTGACATTGAAACTGACTTTGATCCCGATCGTGGCTACAGCACACCTGAGGAAGCCTTTAATGAAATAACAGCAGTAAGTGTGTATCTTGCATGGATGCAACGATGCTTTACCTTGGTAGTTAAACCTCGCAGTTGGTCACAAGAGCAAGCACAAACTGTTGTTGAGCAGTTTCCTGACACCATGCTTTGCGATACTGAATCCGATCTATTGGATATTTTTCTACAGTTGATTGAAGATTGTGATATCATAAGCGGGTGGAACTCAACCACTTATGATATGCCCTACATCTATAAGCGAATTCTCTTAACTTTGGGAAAAGAACACACACGTAGATTGTGCTTGTGGAATCGACAACCCACCAAACGCGAGTTTGAAGCTTATGGGAAGCGACAAGTCACATACGAAATTGTGGGCCGAGTGCATCTTGACTATCTTGATTTGTATCGCAAGCACACTTATCAAGAACTCCACAGCTACAAATTGGACTTTGTGGGCGAGCATGACACTGGTGATCGCAAGGTGCCATATGAAGGCAGTTTGGACCAGCTTTATAATCGAGACTTTGGCAAGTTTATCGAATATAACCGACAAGACGTCATGCTGTTGGTCAAGATTGATCAAAAACGTCGGCTTATTGAACTTTGCAACAATCTAGCTCATGAAAACTGTGTGCTGTTGGCTACAACACGTGGCAGTGTCAAGCTTATTGACCAAGCAATTGTAAACGAAGCTTGGGACAACAACTTGATTGTTCCCAATCGTCCTCAACATGCAGATGATCGTGATGATGACGTAGTAGCTGAAGACGATGACGACGACGATTTTGAGCAACAGGACTTGGGTATTGTGGGTGCGTATGTTGCTGATCCCGTGCAGGGCATGCATGAATGGATTGGTGGCGTGGACATCAACAGTCTATATCCCAGCACTATTCGCGCGCTGAACATGAGTCCCGAGACGATTGTGGGTCACATTAGACCCGAGCAAACGCAAGCTTTGATTAAAAAGCGCATGACACAAGAAAAGAGAACATTTGCTGAATCTTGGCAAGGCATGTTTGGCACCTTGGAGTTTCAGGAAGTTCAAAAACGCAGTGATATTCCCTTGATTGTGGATTTCACTGAGGGTGGCAACTTGACAGTCACAGCTGGTGAGCTTGCACAACTGGTATATAATGGCAATCGTGGTTGGATTTTGAGTGCTAATGGAACTATTTTTGCCCAAAGCAAAACCGGAATTATTCCGCAGCTATTAGACAAATGGTATTCCGACAGGAAAAAACTTCAAGCCGAAATGAGAAAATATGCCAAAATGGCAGATGAAGAATCAGATATTTCTCAAAAAGATGAATATCAAAGGCTTACAGGATTTTATGACCAGCGCCAGTTGATCCAAAAAATCAAATTAAATAGCCTGTACGGGAGTTTGTCAAACGCCGGAAGTAGATTTTTTGATGAGCGAGTAGCGCAAAGTGTTACGCTAACTGGTCGCTGTATTGTTAAACACATGGGTAGCAAAATCAATGAGATAATAACTGGTGATTACAACCATAAAGGACCGGCGCTTATTTATTCTGATACCGACAGCCAATATTTCTCAGCGTATCCTGTAATGAAAGATCTTCCTGAGTTTCAAGACTTTGCTTGGACAAAAGAAGCCGTTGTGGATCTTTATGATAAAATTGCTGATGTAACCAATGCTAGCTTTCCAGAGTTTATGAATCAAGCATTCAACTGCCCGGAAAAGAATGGTGCTATTATCCGTGCAGGTCGTGAACTTTGTGCTGAGCGTGGTATTTTTATCAAGAAAAAACGCTATGCAGTTTTGATTTTTGACAAAGAAGGCAAGCGCAAAGACACAGATGGCAAACCCGGTGAAATTAAAGCCATGGGGCTGGACCTCAAGCGCAGTGATACGCCTCGTGTAGTTCAAGAGTTTCTCATGAGCGTGCTTACACAAGTGTTGACTGGCAAAAATCAACAACAAGTGATCGACAACATATTTGAGTTCCGAAAAGAGTTCTCTAGCTGGCCCGGCTGGATAAAAGGCACTCCAAAAAGAGTTAACAAACTCAGTCATTATCAACAAGCCAAAACTACAAATGAAACTTGGAGTTTGACTGATAAAACCAAAAAGACCAACTTGCCAGGGCATGTGCGAGCTAGTTTGAATTGGAACAAGCTGCTGAATCTGTATAACGATCATGGCAGTGTGAAAATTCAAGACGGCAGTAAAATCATTGTGTGTAAACTTCGCGATAATTCTTTGAACATGACCAGCATTGCCTATCCCATTGATCAAGATCATCTCCCTGACTGGTTCAAACAACTGCCGTGGGATCACGCCGAAATGGAAACTGCACTAATAGACAAGAAGATTAAAAATCTCTTGGGAGTTTTGGACTGGGATCTTGACAGCAGTCGTAAAAAATCATCGGCAGGCAGTTTGTTTTTCTAAAGCTGCTTGCTTTGCACACCTAGAACAGTTACTATATAATCCAACAAGGAAATATTCATGACACTGAAAGACATCTTTAAAGAAATCAACACATACGTAGCTAATACTGGTATGTTTGAAAAGATCAAGATCAATGTTGACAACAATATTGTCAGCGTGGAAGCTTTTGAGAAAGAGCGGGGTTTGGTAAAAGGCAAGTTCACCAAAGCAGTTACTGAAATCGCAGGAAGTTTTGGGCTTAAAAATCTCAACATGCTGAACATCATTACAAATGATCCCGAATACTTGGCTTCCGAAAGCACTATTACAGTTAATACTGAAAGTCGCGATGGGCAAACTTATCTTGCCAGTTTGACTTATGTGAACAAAAGTCAAACTGAGATTTACTATCGCTTTATGTCCTCGGACCTGCTGCCCAAAAATACTCAAGTTCGTGAGCCACAGTATGAAGTCACAGTGAATCCTGCACGCAGCAGCATTCAACAGTTTATTTGGGCAGGTAATGGTCTCAGCAGTGTGGAGCAATACTTTAATCCACAGATACGTGATCGCCAACTACGGTTTTGCATTGGTGAAGACGGCGCACAAACCAGCCGTGGCGGTGTGGTGTTTGCACAAAACATTGATGCCAAAATGCAATGTGATTTTCATTGGAAAGTCAGCGACATTCAAACTGTGCTCAAGCTAAATGATTCTGCTGATTGCGAAGTGGCTATTAGTGGAGCAGTGGGTGCTATTCAGATCAAGTTCCAAACTGGTCAAGCACAGTGGCAGTATGTGTTTCCCGGTAAAGTAAAATAAGCTAATCTCCGTGCAGTGCTAAATAACAAGCACTGCATTTTTCACATGAAACCCAGTTATAGAACTATTTTTGTTAGTGATTTGCATTTAGGCGCTGGTGAAAGCCAAGCCCAAGTCTTTGCAGATTTTTTAAAGAACCATGATTGCGACAATCTCTACATGGTTGGAGACATGATCGATGGTTGGAAGCTGCAAAGGCGCTGGTATTGGCCCCAAAGTCACAGCAATGCACTGCGTAAAGTTTTAACCAAAGCAAACAGAGGTTGTCGAGTAGTTTATATAACTGGGAACCATGATGAGTTTATAAGAAGCTTTTTACCAGATTTTGATAGTTTTGGTGCAATTGAAATCGTAAACCACACACTGTATCAAGATTTACAAGGCCGGCAATGGTTTGTCACACATGGTGACATGTTTGATGCTGTTACTCGTCACTGGAAGTGGATAAGCAAGGTGGGAGATAGACTTTACACCATGCTTTTGGAGCTCAACAGGATTTTGGCTTGGGCGAGACGATTTTTCGGCTTGGGATATTGGAGTCTCAGTCAATATGCCAAACAAAACACCAAACAAGCAGTTAGTTTTATAGCAAAGTTTGAAGAACACCTAGCACGTCACGCACACACTCAAAGTTGTCACGGAATTATATGCGGTCATATTCATACTCCGGCAATCAAAAAAATACAAGATGTAACATACATGAACACAGGTGATTTTTGTGAAACATGTAGTGCATTAGTGGAAACTCATGAAGGTGTTTGGCAGTTGCTTCAGCTACAATCAGATAATACATGGAAAGTCATCCAGCAGTTATGAAAATATGTATTGTAACAGACAGCTGGCAACAGATTAATGGTGTAAGCACTACTTTAAAAAACACAGTAAACTGTTTGATAACCATGGGACATGAAGTTTTAGTTATTGAACCCAGTGTGTTTAAAACTTGCAAGTTTAAGTTTTATCCCGACATTGATTTTTCCTGGAATATTTGGAAAGTAGGCAAATTAATTCAAGATTTCCAGCCTCATGCTATTCACATAGCAACAGAAGGACCCTTGGGTATTGCGGCTAGATGGTATTGCAAGGTTAACAAACGCCAAATACCACATAATACCAGTTATCATACCAACTTTCCGGAATATTTAAAGTTATCGTATGGCATCCCCTTGACTGTTAGCTATAAAGTACTGAAGTTATTTCACAAGTTCAGTTGCAGGGTTTTAGTTACTAACCATGATATGAAAACTCAACTGGATCAACGTGGGTTGAAAAATCTTGTAGTTTGGAGCCGAGGAGTAGATCTTTCCTTGTTTGCTCCTTACAGACGATCGCAACAAGTTCAAACAAATTTGGGACCTGGACCTCGGATTCTGTGTGTGAGTCGAGCAAGCAAAGAAAAAAATCTTGATGCGTTTTGTCAGTTGTCTGTGCCGGGAACAAAAATACTTGTGGGCGATGGACCTGAGTTAGCACGCTTGCAAACACAGTATCCTGATGTAAAATATTTGGGTTGGAAAACCGGCGCTGATTTGGCTGAACTATATGCCAATGCAGATGTTTTTGTGTTCCCTAGTGTTACTGATACATTTGGTGTTGTGATGTTGGAAAGCATAAGCACAGGCACTCCGGTAGTTGCTTATAATGCCATAGGTCCACGGGAAGTAATAGAACAAGGCATTAACGGCATCATAAGCCAAGATTTAGCACAAGCTATTCCACAGGCTTTGCTTTTGGATCGCCTCACGGTGAGACAAAGCAGTCTAAAATGGACGTGGAACAAATGCACAGAAGTTTTTTTGGAAAACTTAGTTGCAATAAAGACTTGAAAAACTACAACAAGTCACATACAATAAAAATATAGTTTTAGTATAAAGGCAAAAAAATGACAGATTGGGTCTGGGTAACATTTCAACGGGAAGGTATTCACAAATATCCCGCAGCACTTACCGATCCAGCCCTGGAGTCAGTGCGATTCCTAGGCTTTGAACATCGTCACATGTTTCATTTCCGAGTATGGATTGAAGTACATCACGACGATCGTGATCGAGAGTTTATCATGGAAAAGCGTTGGATGGAAGGTCTATATGGATCTGGTACACTGCAACTGGATTATCAAAGCTGTGAAATGATAGCCCGTGGACTGGCTGCACAGTTGCAACAGCGTTATGCCGGTGAACATCGCAAGCTTATGATTGAAGTAAGCGAAGATGGTGAAAACGGCTGCTTGATGGAGTTTACAGCCGAATGACTGTAAACATTTGGATTTTCAGCTTAGAGCCTTTAGACAATCGTTACACTGCACAGTGGCATCATTGGGTGCCACGAACATTGACAGACATGGTTGGTCA